GGCATAGAGACCCGATGGAAACATTTATGAGAGCATGGGGTGAGAACCCAAGTTCCCCTTCATTAAGATTTCAAGATGATGTAATACTTTGTGAAGATTTTTTAGATAAAGCACATGACGTAATATCCAAGAACCCAAATGATGTAATACAGTTTTTTAGTATGCGAAAGGCTGATAAAGATACTGGCACTAGATGGGAAAATGGAAGTAACTGGATTGGCAATCTTTGTCACTATCTCCCAAAAGGTATGTCAGGGCAAATATTTGATTATGGATTATCTTGGAAACGTATTCATGAACACCCAACAGCAGATGACCTATTAATGGCTGATTATTTCAAAGAAAACAAAATAAAATATTTATTACATTGTCCTAACCTAGTAGACCATGCAGAGGTTTATTCAGTGATAGATAAAAAAAGGTCTAAGTATCGTAAATCCAAAACTTTTAAGAATCCAGAATTTACAAACTTTCCTCTTATCAAAGATTTCACAGTTAGAATGAAGTATTTAGATATAAATGATTTTAAGGAAATAACATAATGGCTGACCAAAAATTTGATGTTCCTCTCAAAGATTTTCAAATAGCTAATCCAGTTGTTGCTATCACTGAACTAGAACTATCAGATATGTATATAAATCCAGCGAATGAATTATTGGATAATCTTTTTCCTGTGAAAAACCAATCACTCAGAACGTGGGGAAGAACTAAAGGTCATCATGCAAGCAAAGACCCTCATTGGATGCGAATAAAAAAAGGCACTCCTTTACATACTGACCCTCTTTATGAAAGATACAGTCATCATTTTGTTTTGAAAGCAGATGATTATGGTTTGCGTGGTCATAATAAAGTTGAGACAAAAATTACAAGGGGAACAATTTATGTATTAGACGTACATTCACCCCACCAAGTTACATATCATGATGAAGAGAATCCTTGGTATTTGAGTGTATCATTTGATGCCAATGAAATAGTCCCATTCAAAGATGCTATTCCTATTTTATTAAACTATGCTTTAACCGCAGAGTTTATTAAAGCTAATTAAATACCAAAAAACCATCAAAACAACGCTTTGTAAGCCTGCTGATTGCATTTCCTTAACATAGGTAAGGTCTTGGCATAGGGTGTATTTAGCAAATATCACAGAAGCAAAAAAAACCCCTCGTAATAAGGGGCTTCGTTATATCTAACTAATTACTGTATACCTGTATTGCTGTAAGAATCTTTAAGGGCATACATCAAAGGGTCGGTATCTATATTAAAGTCAGTATATCCATTAACAATGCTTTCAAAGTATCTGCTAGATGGCGGGTAAACGTCACTGCTATTCATAAAGTAAATCATAACCTTAGTAGTGCCAAACTTATTTTCTAAAGCTGGCAGTTCAACAAGTTCCTTACGATATAAGCTAGGGTAACCCTCATATATATCTAACTTCTTTTCACAGGCATCCGTAATTCTCCATAAGCCAAGGGGTACTTCTGATGTTTTACATTTCTCTATATCAGCAACACCTCTAAACTTTAAAGCAAAGCCACTAACAATTACACTTCCTAGTGCTTCTGCATGTGGGCATCTGTATTGCATTTGCCCCATGTTTAAGTTACTTCCGTATGCTCCGTAAAGGTATGGCATCGTCTTTGTTGCTTTCAATTCTTGTGATTTGTATTTCATTTTATTTCCTTATTATAATTATTATTAATTCAATTCTACTTGTCGTTCTTGGTAAAAGTTTTTCACCTTATTATCTACACCATCTAACCATCCGTTATCAACTTCATTATTATTTGCAAAGCTTGCAACTGGTGCATCAGTGTTTATCACTACACTTTGTGCAATCAAGCCATTGGCATACATCAAACTAGCAAGCCTATGTTCGTTTAAACTTGTCTCTCTAGCCCCATCGTATACAGGTGTTATTTCCCAGTTCTCTAATGCACATGTAGCATAAGTTGTAATATTAAGACTTTCAGTATGTGTAGTACTTAGTCTATTACTAACAATCTTCCAGTTCCTATTTGTTCTATCCCACTCCATGTTGTAGCCTGCATTTTCTATAGCGTTTCTAACCTTAGCAAAAGCTCTTGTTTTAGATTGTGGCTTAACTACATTATTTAACTTTTTACTCTTCTCAACAAAAGCCATTAAAAAACTAACCCAGTTAATAATTTTATCAAAGTTAATTGTTCCGCTATGTTGTCTAAACTCCATAGTTCCATATCTAGTTAAACTCTGTAAGTTCACTTTGTAATATCTACCTGCTGCATTAGCAAGTCCTGCCTTACTTTTAGTTCTTACATTTTTAACACGAGTCTTAACATTAGTAATACTTCCACACCATCTAGAATTATTACCCCTTCTGCTTCTAGGCATAATCATATCTATTTGACTTTCGTAATCAGCGTATCTCTCGTAAGTAGTTTGTATCTCGTTAACAGTAAGGTCAGCAACGTCTAAATGTACATGCAATCCGCACGATACGTTAACGCTAATACCTTCAATAGTATCTAGTGCAGCAATCACTAACTCTAATTGTCTAGCACCTTCGTCACCCATTAATATAGGGCTTACTATTTCGCCACCAGTACCATCAATACTTTGGTCAGTAACTAACTTCCAGTATGCAGTTGTTCTATGGTGGTATCCCTCGTAGTAGCAATCAATGCCATCTACATTATTAATAGCTCTTGCTACATCTCTAGGGTGTACTCCAACAAATTCTAATTCAACACCAAAGGTACGATTAGTAAGGGTAGGGTAGTTGTTGTTTAAGTTATTCAATTGTTTCTCCTTTATAATTATTTACTCAACATAGTAAGTTTAATCTAAATGTTTATATTTGTAAACACTTAAACTAAATTAAATGCACTTTATGGGTTATATCTGTTTACTTTTGCTTTCTAAGGATACAGAATGGTGATAAATAGATATAAATTATGGTTAATAAATCAAACACAAAGAAACTTACCCCGACATTATTAGAAGAGATAAGAAATAAATATGTGCAAGGTATAGACGCTAATACAGGGGGTCGGAAGCTATTTACTATTGACCAGCTGGCTATTGATTATGGAATACCAAAACCTACTCTTTATAAACATGCAAAAAAAGATGATTGGACAATCAAACAAAAACAATTTCAAGATGCGTTTTTAATAGAACTAGACGCAAGGAGAAGAAAAGAGTTAGTGCAAGAAAGTGTTAACTTTGATAAAACAAGTCTCGCTATTGCTAAAGGCATAATGGGTCAGATAGGAAAGGTGTTAAGCAAGAACGCTGCTCCTGATAAAGATGTGCAACCACAAACACTTGTTAGTTTATCTAGCGCTGCTACTAATGCACAAAAAGTAGCTAAATTGGCTCTAGGTGAAACAACAGATAACATGGAAGTAATTACTAATGTCCAAGACAGCGATTCATTCAGAAGGGCTTTGGAGCGATTGGATAGAATCGCCGAAGATATCAGAGAAGCAGACAGTAGCTCTGTACACTAGATGGTTAGGTACTGCACGACCAAAACAAGTAACCCCTACAGAAGACTTCCATATATGGCTAATACTTGCAGGACGTGGCTGGGGTAAGACAAGAGTTGGTGCGCAGGATATTGCTCTTTATGCTTTAACACATCCCAATACTATATCTGCTGTTATTGCCCCTACCTTTGGTGACCTAAGAAGAGTTTGCTTTGGTGGTCCTAGTGGTTTGTTATCTATTATCCCTGATGAATGTTTCCGTGTAAGCCGTGGAAGAAAATCTTATTCAACTACAACATCAGAAATTAACCTTACTAACGGCTCTAAAATAATGGGCTTTGCGGCTATTGAACCTGATAGATTGCGTGGTCCACAGTTCCACAGGGCATGGTGTGATGAATTGGCTGCATGGCGTTATCCTGAAACATTTGACCAATTAATGTTTGGTCTAAGGCTAGGAGACAACCCACAGTGCATTATTACTACCACCCCTAAGCCAACGCCTATCATTAGAAGTTTAATAGAGAGAAACGACACCATAGTAACTACAGGCTCAACATTTGAGAATGAAGCTAACTTGGCTAAGTCTGCATTGGCAATGTTAAAAGAAAAATATGATGGCACAACTTTAGGTAGGCAAGAGCTATATGCTGAAGTGCTTAATATGTTGGAGGGTGCTTTATGGAATAACAACCTAATAGAAGAGACAAGACTACCAGCCAACTCAGAAAAAGACTTAACACAAATTATAGTAGCCATTGACCCAGCAGTTACATCAGGAGAGGATTCAGATGAAACAGGTATCATGGTTGTTGGTAAAGACGCAAATAATGAGTATTATGTCTTAGAGGATATATCAGGGAAGTATTCACCCGATAAATGGGGTAAGATAGCTATTAAGGCTTTCTATGAATGGGGAGCAGATAGAATTATTGCAGAGACTAATAATGGTGGTGATTTAGTGGAAAGATTGTTAAGGGCTATAGATTCAGATATACCTTACAGGTCAGTAACCGCTACAAGGGGCAAGATGGTGAGAGCCGAGCCTATCGCAGCACTATACGAGCAAAGGCGCGTTCATCATATTGGGTATTTTTCTGAATTGGAGTCACAGATGACTACATATACAGGGGATAGACCGAAACCTAGTCCTGATAGGTTAGATGCTTTGGTTTGGGGTTTAACCGAGCTAAGCAAATCTAAAGGACAGATTAACTGGAGAATAAGCTAATGGCATTATTAGATAACATTAAAAACGTATTTACAGGCGGCAAGCCTGAACAAAAAAATTCAAACATGATGGGTTATTTTGGTGTCGGTACATCAGAAGGCAAGACTTATAAGTATGACGAATTAGCAAAAGAAGGATATCTTAAAAACGCTATTGTATATAGATGTGTTAATGAGATAGCTAATGGCGCAAGTGCCGTTCCTTTATTGCTTAAAAATGGTGATGAAATAGTTGAGCAACATCCTCTACTAGATTTATTACAGAGACCCAACCCATTACAATCTTATTCAGAATTTTTTAATAGCTTATTTGGCTATGTACTTCTTGGCGGTAATGCTTACATCTTAAAAGTAGGCGGAGACATGGGTGCTCCAAAAGAACTGCACCAATTAAGACCTGACCGTATAACTATTAAAGGCTCAGGGAACGCTATACCTGACAGATACGAATATTCAATAAATGGCAGAGTACGTTCTACATATAAGATAGATGCAGTAGATGGTTACAGCGAGTTAAAACATATTAAGCTATGGAACCCATTGGATGATTATTATGGACTTAGCCCAATGTCAGCTGCAGCAGTTGAGATAGATCAGTTTAATATGTCTAGTAAACACAACGTCAACTTATTAGAAAACGGAGCAAGACCTAGTGGGGCTGTAATATTTAAACCACAGGATGATGCAGGCTTTGCGGTTAACTTATCAGAAGCACAAAGACAACAATTACTAACAGACCTTAATAATAGATTTAGTGGAGCAGGTAACGCAGGTAGACCAATGCTTTTAGAAGGAGATTTTGATTGGAAGGAAATGGGGCTATCTCCAAAAGACATGGATTTCCACCAATTAAAGAACATGGCTGCTACTGATATTGCTTTATGTTTTGGTGTCCCCTCACAGCTTGTGGGTGTGCCTGATGCGCAAACATACGCCAATGTTTCAGAAGCTAGGCTTGCACTATATGAAGAAACTATTATTCCACATTTAAAGAAAATGGAATCAGACCTTAACGAATGGTTAGTGCCAATGTTTGACGAAGGGCTAAAGCTAGAATTTGATATTGATTCTATACCTGCCTTATCAGAGAGACGTAAAAGAACTTATGAGAATGTAGCAAGTGCTGTAAGGGAAGGCATAATGACTCGTAATGAAGCAAGAGAACAAATAGGGCTATCACCAATAGAAGGCGCAGATGATTTATATATATCAGCTAATATGTTCCCATTAACAGATGGCAATGTTCCAATAGCGGATAACCCAGTTGCTGAAGAAGATTTGAATGACTATGAAGATGATGAAAAAAGTATTGATGAAGAGTTAATTAATCTTATTAAAGCTATAGCAGACATAGATACAAAACCTACAGATGCAATGTCAGTAGAAGCACAACGTGGATTAAACTGGAGAAGAGAGTTTAAGAGAGGTGGAACTGAAATTGGTGTGGCAAGGGCTAACCAGTTAACTAATAAAGAAAACCTATCAGCAGAAACTGTACAAAGAATGTACAGCTATTTTTCTAGGCATGAAGTAGATAAACAAGGTAAAGGATTTAAAAAGGGCAGTGAAGGCTATCCAAGCGCAGGAAGAATTGCTTGGGCTTTATGGGGTGGTGATGCTGGCTTTGGTTGGTCAAAAAAAGTATGGAAACAAATACAAACTGAAAGAGATAGTAAAGCAGAAGCAGGAAGTCTCAAAGTAGGTGATATGGTGTCATGGAACTCTAGTGGTGGTAGTGCTAGGGGTAAAATAACAAAGATAGTTAAAAGCGGTACTCTTAAAGTACCTGATACAGACTTTACATTAAATGCAGATGAAGATAATCCTGCTGCTTTAATAAGAGTATATCAAGGCGGAGAACCATCAGACGTAATAGTAGGACACAGGTTTAAGACTCTTAGAAAGGTTTAATGAAGCCGCTTGCTAATAGACTTCTTTCTTTTAGGCAAGGCAGGGTAAACGCGAGAGCAGAAGCTCGTACTCAGTTAATTATAAGAAATAACCTAGAGAAGAGATTCTATAAAAGAGTAAACACATTATTTAGAAAGTTTATTAATGTGCAAATGTATCTCTATACAGAATTTGGCATATACGATGCAGAGGTAGCCGCTAAAGCCTTCAATGAAGATTTTATACCCTTACTACAGTCTCATTACAAAAGGGTGTTCAAAGCCACCTACAAAAACAACGAAGACAAATACATGAAAGACCAAAAGGCTGATACTTTTGTATTTGGTAGAAGCATAGATTTTGAAGCTGTTGTTGAGGAGTATTTTAATACAAGGCAATTAGTTTTACTGGGCATTGGTCAACGTATGGCAACAAGAGTAAGCAGGTTGATAGAAGCTGGAAGAGCTGAGGGTTTAACTTTACCGCAAATAGCAAAACAGGTATCAATTAAATTTTCTGCTATTAGTAGGGGTAGGGCTGCACTTATAGCAAGAACAGAAACGCATAACGCAGCAGGTTATTCTAATAATGCATATCATGTAACAGCAGCCAATTCATTGGGTACAAAGATGCTCAAACAGTGGGTAGCAACTAATGACGGCAGAACAAGAGATACACATGCTTTTGCTAATGGGCAAACTGTAGACATAAGTGAGGACTTTATTATAGGTGGTGCGCCAATGAGTTATGCAGGTGATTCAAAAGGCGGAGCTAGAAATGTAATAAATTGTAGGTGCATCATAATTTACGTTGATGAGGCAGATGTTGTATCAAACTAATGTTTGGGATACTATATGTAGTAATAAATGTCTCATAGGCATTATTTAAAAATGACAAATAGGAGATGACACTATGACAAGTGAATATACCAATTCAGAAGTAGCATTAGATGTCTGTACTAATGAGTACGATTCATATGAAGATTCTAGTCAGAATGAAATAAAAAAAGAAATAGCCAAGGACACATTTGACAATCCTATAGAGGCATCAGCAAGAGCAAAAGATATTGGTTGCGTAGGTAGCCATTCAATGGACAAAAACGGTGTGAAGATTTACATGCCTTGCAAAACACATGATGAATATACAGAGCTTTCAGGTAACGAAGAAGCAGGATATAAACCTAAGCCTAAAAAAGACAGCGACATAGAGTTAGATACTCATGTAGATGAAAAAGATATCCTAGAAGTTAAGTCAGAACTAAAAGCCTATGATGATGAATCAGAAAGCAAAGAGTTTGGTTTGTTTGAAGGTTATGGCTCAGTGTTTGGAAATAAAGACCTAGGTAATGACGTAATAGAAAAAGGTGCTTTCACTAAATCAATTAGAAGAAGAAGTAACAAAGGTGTAAAACTTTTATACCAACATAAGTCAGATATGCCAATAGGAGTATTTGATGAGATAAGAGAAGATGACCATGGCTTAGTAGTCAAAGGAAGATTAGCTCTTAAGACACAGGCAGGTGCAGAAGCATACGAATTATTAAAAATGGGTGCGTTAGATGGTCTTTCAATAGGCTTTAAAATAAACCCTGAAGAAGTTTCATATGATAGACGTTCTAACAAACGGATTATTAAAGAAGTAGACTTAATGGAAGTTAGTCTTGTTACTTTCCCAATGAATCCGCAGGCAACTGTGCGTTC